CCATTAACACCTCTTACACATCCAGTTAAATTTAATGAAGAAATACCTGTGTAAGTAATTTGTTCAGTTCCAATAATAATTATTCCGCCAGTTGTTGGCAGACCTGTAACTGAAGCAACTCCAATTGTAGTAACGCTTGTATTTATTCCTGCAGATAATGTAGTTGAAATACCAGAAGAAGTTCCATCAGAAGGTGAACGATAAAAAGTATATACCGCTTGTCCGTCTACTAATGTAACGTTTTGATTTTTTACTTCCCAAAACTGAAGTCCTCTATTTCCCCATTCAGAAAATAAAATATTTAAAGATCTTTTAGCAGTTTTTAATTGATAGCCAGAAACACCCTGCATACCAATACGTTCATATGCATCTTCAATAATCTCATCTATGCCTAGGTTCTTATCAAAAACATAAGAGCCTGAAGTAGTGTTGGCCATTTAAGCTCCTTACCCGTCAAACTGTATAGATAATCCTACTACTGCAGTTCCGGCAGATGCAAAATATGCACCATCTTCACATAAAATTCCGTCATCGGCAATATATGGGTCGATTGTTGATCCGTTATCTACATCTAAAATTAATCTGTTTTGACCTGATGTTGCTGAGCCATTTTTAATAAAAATAACTCCTGCTCCAGCACCCGCAACTCCAGTCATACTTCTGACTCTAGTTCTGCCAGCAAAAATAATTCCTGTTGTAGCTCCTGATGTTATTCCAGCAGAAATATCTGTTGTGATAGATCCACTTGCAGTGATGCTTGTTACTTCTGTCCAAGTTCCAGCTACACTTACATTACCTGCATTTGGACCAGTTGTTGCTGCACTTGTAGCAGCATCTCCGTTAGCATCTTTTCCTACAACTACAAAAGTTATTCCTGAGTTGTTAGCTGAAGAAGTTAAAGTAACCGTTTGAGCGTTAACCCAAGGACCACTATTTAATAAAACTAAAGTAGTCGCTGTTCCTGCAGCAGAAATTGCATCTGTGTCAGTTCCGAATACTATCTGTTTACTTTTTACTCCTGATACATTTGGCATAATTTTAATCTCCTATTAATTCTACAACTACAAAAGTTATTCCTGAGTTGTCAGCTGAAGAAGTTAGAGTAACTGTTTGAGCGTTAACCCAAGGACCACTATTTAATAAAACTAAAGTAGTAGCTGTCCCTGCAGCAGAAATTGCATCTGTGTCAGATCCAAATACTATTTGTTTACTTTTTACTCCTGATACATTTGGCATAATTTTAATCTCCTATTAATTTACACTAAGGCCCCGAAGGGCCCCAGTTAAATTTATTATCTTTGTTGGATTGTTTGAACCCAATCTGTTGCTAGTTGATTAGCAGTAGTACCTTTATTTTCTATGAAAATTTTTAGTTCTAAAGCTATATCATCTGGAACAGTTGTAGCTGCTTGCGTTCCAACTTTCTTACCGTCTAAGTACAATTTGTATTGTGCACTTGATTGACCAAGTTCAGTTCCTGCAGGTTGAAAATGAAAACCTAATCTAACAGAGTTAGATGGGATTTCAAATTGAGTTGCAGTTTGAGTTGGGACAGTAGAGTCTAACATTGCAAAAGTGCTTCCACCAGAAGTGTCTGTCATATCAAAAGATGTACCAGCACCATTCTTTCTAGATAAGAATTGAATAGTTGTAGTATCTTCTAAGTGAGAGAAACCAATACAGTCAGTTGGTACAGTTGCTGGATCAACAAATGCGTTGTCTGCAAAACCTACAAACCAATTCATTTCAGTTACGTCTGTTACAGCAATTCTAGTTTCATACCACCATTGCTTACCAGAGTTATAGTTCCATACTTCTTTACCAGAAAGACCAGTAATTTCTCCAGCAGCTGGAGCATCATCTCCAAGTCTTAACCATCCACCAGCATAATCTACTAGTTGATAGTCTGAACCACCACCAGATGTTACATCCCAGTCACTTGCATTATAAATTACCCAGTCGTTTTGATAAGCAACTTCTTGCCCATAACCACCAGTAATTAGAGGTTGTTTGATACCACTAAATAAAGAAGTATCTCCATCTTTTCCTCTTACGTTTGTTACTCCGTTTGAAAAGTGTGTTGTCATATAATCAGCGCCTCCTATGCGCCAGTTATCTTACTAAGAAAAAGATAACCAATTTATGTCTTATTAAATATCTTAGTGTGGTTTTTATACAACAGTTTTAAGTGAAGCGCAAGAGAGCCTACAGTATTTATGCATTTCAGCAATGTAGCTTTTGATTAAGTAGCTACAGAAACTTGTGGAGCGGCATCTTCAATAGTGTTATGCCTGTGGGCAATTGCTGCTTCTTCCAGCTTGATCTTTGTGATGACTTCTTTAACTTTGTCATCAATTCTGACCATCTCAAGAGTATATCTACCATTAGATAGATGCTCCTGTTCCCACTTCAACTCCAAGGACCTTTTTGCTTTGTAAAGGTCTTGTATCATTACTAACCTCCTCATAGGTTATTCGATAAGGAATATCTGCAAACATTCCTGTTGATTCCCAAACTATACTATTTTCTCCTAGTTTGTCAACTATTGCTTGTTCTAGAGAAATGGCGTCATCATTAGATTCTACCTGGAACTTACCGTGATGATCGTATGCGTATATGTTTACTAGGAATTTTTTCATGGTTTTTGCTTTCTATTTTATGATTGTGGCGGAACTGTGTCCCGCCACAAAAAAATTTAAGTATTACGCTCCTGGTGATCCGAAGATACCTCTAGGGTCAGATACGCCAAAAACGTATCTTTCTCTAGCTTTGTATCTAACATTACCAGTATCGAAGTCACCTTCCATTTTAGTAGTTAATGGAGTTCTTTCGAAATGTTTCATACCATTTGGCACGTCTGTAATGATAAAGAACGCATCAGTATCTGTTAAGAAATTATTAACAGAGTATCCTTGAGGAATCATCCCCATAGATTTGATAGCGTTAACATCATTATCAGCAGTTCCAACTCTACCAGCAGAAGCCATAAGTCTTTCAGCTGTGAATTGTAGTGCAGATGGAATGATCATTTTCATACCTTTAGCTGCGATTTTTAAACCTCTTTCATCTGTAAGAGCTGCAATGTCAATTAAAGACTGCTCTAAAGATGTTTCGTTTAAGTCTGCAGCAGTTGCTAGAGTGTTCGAAAACGATCCAGCAATAGTAGTATGCGCAGTGTTAAATAAAGTAACACCATCACCTGAATTAAAAGTTCCTCCAGGCATTCCATTGTTTAATGGGCTAACTGCTTTTACTTGTTTAGTTTGAGCCATAGATCTTGCTAAAGCTTTTGTATATCTAGAAGCAAGTCTGTCATACAAGTTGTCTTCAATAGCTTCCTCAGTGATAGCAAACGCTAACGCAATTGTTTCGTTAGTGTATCTAGCTGTGAAAGTTTCTTGAGCATTATCGTATGTAACACCTGAACCTTCTGGTTTTACTTGTGCTTGAGCGAATCCACTTAACATTACTTCTTCTTCAAAAGCTCTGTCAGATGACTCTGTAGTATAAATTTCAGCTGACTGATTTTCATACTGTTTGTATTCCAGGCCGAATAAGGCATTCAAACCTGGCTCTAGTTCTTTAACTAGTTGATTACGTGATATAGCCATATTATCCTCCTTATACCCCTGTAGTATCCAAGAAGAACGACTGGTTAATAATAACTCTCCATACTACATTCGCAGATGTAAGGTCACTATTTTCCGGGTCTCTTGAGACACCTATTATTTTAACTTGTTGGTCAGCGTTATTGTTAAGAGTCGAATCGTCTAGAGTCGCTCCTGACACATAGTTAGGTGATCCACCTGCACTATATGCAATATCAGCTGTGTTACCAACGTCTGTTTGTGCCGAAGCTCCAGAATTATTACTTCTGATTTCGTACTGTTGTAACGGACTGTCGTTAACAAGAGCAACAATATCAGTAGCAGTATTACTACCTTGTAGGTAGTTCTGAAACGTAGGCTTTGATGTAGTAGCATCAGTGTAAAAAACACCGTTTAGAGAGCCGATAATATCTTCAGTACCAGCTATTCCTACCACAGCATATCCACTAGCTGCTTGACATACTAAATCTTGAAAGTATATCGCAGATGAAGACGCTGCAACAGGGTATTCACCTAAACCCATGTTCTCATAACCATTGCCGTACATTTTAATGGGTTTGCATCCAAACCCAGTTGATGAACTATTAGCCATAGTTGTTTTCTCCTTATGTGAGCTACCCTTGCGGGCCTCCACTCACGGTTAATTTATTCGCTGGGTTGAAGTGTTAAAAATTTTTAACTTTTCTTGCCACCGAAGGTCGTACGAGTTTGCATATCGATATCGATAGGCATTCCCCTATGCTGTTCCTTCATAAGATCGTTGTCGATTGCGGCCTGTTGTTCTTGAGCTTGCTTTGCAAAATACTCTTGTCTTGACCGTGCGATCTCTTCCGGTACCCTAGTCAGCACTAGGCCTCCGTGCCCGATAACCCCTGCGTATTTGCCGTCGGTGATTGCTGGAAAGTCCTCATCAGGATATTCGTCGGCTCTTACTAACTCATACCCGGACCTTAAGCGTCCTTGTATGTTTTTCGTGTCAACAAATCCCAAGACTTCTATCCTGACCCATCTGTGTCTGAATCCGTCTGGCGCGTTGGGCGTATCTAAGTACGATGGTGGAGTCCAAGGTTTATTTTGCATTTTCGGTTTAACCGATTTTGCTTGTGATTGTACTTTTGTAGAATCACTCTTTACTTGGCTCGCACGAGTTGGTTTTTTATTTTCCATATGCCTATACCTCCTTCGTGTTTATAAGTTGTTTCGCATACTCTTCTAGTGGCACACCTAATTTTTTCGCTATTGCGACTTGAGAAGATGTGAGTCTCACTTGTTTGCGACCA